CCGCCGCGCCGAAGCAACCGAATCGGTGTAGAGGTAGATGTGACCGCGCAACGGAGAAGCGCCATCGCCAGTGCTCTCAAAGATGAAAGTGCCCGTGCCCGCTGTTGCCTTCGCACCTGTAGCAATTCCGATGGTCCCGTTGACGTGAAGTTTGTAGCTGGGACTCGTTAGGCCGATGCCGACGTTGCCTGTCTGCTTGAGCCGGATTATTTCGCCCACGCCGCCCGTCCCGGTCATGTAGAACACCAGATCAGTTTGAGCATTAAATATCGCCGCATCAGACACGAAGGAAGCATTCGCGGAACCTGAGATGAAAAAGGAGCATTGATGGTTGAGATCGTTTGAAAAAAGAAACCCAGCCTGTCCGGTGCTCACCGTGTCGCGCTGATAGTATCCAATGCCGCCCCCTCCGCCTAAGTTGCTGCTGACGATTGCAACTCCGTAGGTATAACTGGAGCCTGGACCCATGAATATCCCATAGCTTGAACTGGCCGCTAATCCCGTGAGGCCCAGACTACCCGTGAGACTGATATTGGCGGCGTTGCTCAGGCTAAACCCCCCGCCGTTGATATTGCTGGCCCACGGCGTCTGCGATCCGGTGATCGGCGTGCCGTTGATGCGGTACGCGCCCGTGATGTTGCAGTCACCCGCCACGTCGAGCTTGTAGGCCGGGACCGTCACGCCGATGCCAAGCCTGGGAGGGGCCGCGCCACCGGGGTAGACGGCCCTCATCACCTCCGAACGTGCGTTTACCGAACCGCTGTACACGTAAAACGCCAAATCCCCTGCCGCTGTGACGGAAGAATTCCAGATGGCGCTTAACCCAGGAGCAGAGTTGTAATAGGAGGCGTTACCTATGAAATTGGCATCGCCGATGTAGATGGATGCCGCGATTGGTGATCCAGAGCTTGTGCCGGTAGCCGAATAAATTCCAACATTCCCGGTCACGTCGAGCTTGCTCTGAGGATTCGATGCGCCCACGCCGACTTTGCCAGTCGATTTACACCGGATCACCTCGCCGCCGCCCCCACTCGCGTAGAACATCATGTCGGTTGGGTACATGAGCGTAGTGGTATCGCGGAAATACGTATTACTGTGATTCGAGCCACCGAGGATGAAAACAAACTGGTGATTGAGGTCATTCTGTAAGAGGAACGCAGCCTGTCCCGTTGCGGATTGCTCTGCGTGGAAGAAGCCATAGCCGTTACCGCCTGACATGCCGTTACTTATCACTACGTAGCCAGATGAATAGGTCGAGTCGACAATGGCATAACATGCGTAATACGCAACTGGCCCGGCTTGGGCGCAACCGATGTTGGGAAGCTGGATGCCCGTGGGACTGAGCAACACTTGAGCCTTCCCGTTTACGGCGTCGTAAATGTAGAAATTCTGAGCGTTGTCCGAGCCAACTCCGCGCCCCAAGAAATACGAGGGCGTACCGCCAGTGTCACTGAACGATATCCCGCTCATGCCGCCCGTAGACCAGATATTGACTTCATTACCGTAGCTGCCGGTGTATTTCAGGCGCACCCGTCCCGTGGCGCGGGTGATGGTTAGCGAAGTGTCGATAGATGAACCCGCATCGTTGTACCGCCACAATTCAAGATTGCTGCCGCTGTTGGAGCCGCTTTCGGTCCCCCCGATATCAAGTGACCATCGAGATTGGTTACTGTTCTGAAAATAAAGCCCGTAGGGAAGGAATATAAAGCTCGTGGGCGCGGAGAAGTCCGTAATGGTAACTTTGCTGGTCCTCACCTCACCTGTGGCCGTTGTGTACAGGCCGCTCACGTTACTGAGATAGAACCCGCCGCCATCGATGTTGCTGACCCACGGCGTTTGCGAAGCGGCACCAGCCGCTGCCCACTTGACGCCAAGCGCTTGCGTCGAATCGGCAGTCAGCACCTGGCCGTTCGTGCCCACCGCGAATCGTGTTGCTGGCGCTGAAGCTCCGCGCACGATCAAGTCGCCCTTGGTCGTTGTCGGATCGGTCATGCCGCCGCCAGCCCCCGGCGCTGCGGCCCATTTGATGCCCGTGGCCTGCGTGGAATCGGCAGTGAGCACCCAGCCATCGGTCCCCACGCCGAGGCGCGTCGCTGGCCCCGCTGCGCCCCTCGCGATGAGATCTCCTTTCGTCGTCGTCGGATCGGAAAACAGAGTGAGTACCTGCCAGGAGCCGTCGCCGCGCAGGTAGGTTGTGGTGTTGGGCGTTCCGGTTCCCAATCTGGCCACGGCGAAAACGCCGCTGATGACATCCACAGCCGCGTGCGTATGCGCGGCTGGCGGGAAGGTTGCCGGAACCCCGGTGAGCTTGGCGTACGCCAAACTGGTGATCCAGGCCGGATCGGCGTAGCTGCCGAGCGTGCTCACCGCATTCGTGACTTGAGCCGCGGTGTAATCCCCGGTGTTCGCGACGACCGCTCCGGTCCTGGTGAAGACGCTGGTCACGCCGCCCGTTGCCGAAGCCCATTTGATGCCCGTGGCCTGCGTGGAATCGGCGGTCAGCACCCATCCATCCGTCCCCACGCCGAGGCGCGTGATCGCGCTGGCGCCGCGCGCCAGGAGGTCGCCCTTGGTTGTGGTCGGATCGCTGACCGTCCCGGCGATCACAACGTTGCTGATCGTTTGGCCGCCGCCGTTGATGGGGCCAGTCCAGGACTGGGACCCCATCGTAATCACGCCCGTGGCGCGGTTGATCGAGATCGGCGTGCTGAGTAACGTCCCTGCATCGCTGTAACGGCCAATGGCGAAGTCGGAGCCGATGTTACTGCCAGTCTCCGCTGTGGCCGTTTTCCCTACAGTCCATCGAGCGAAGTTGTTCCCGGTCACCGTCTGATCGAATTGGACGATTGTACGGCTATCGGCTCCAGGCGTGATCTCCAGAGCAGAAACATAAGTCTGGAAGGAACCGGACCCGCTCAGGATCACGTTGCTGAGAACGTAACCGCCGCCGTTGACGTTGCCTCCCCAGTGGCGGTCGTCATTCGCCAGCGAGTTGAGCATGTCTGCGATCAGAAAATCGGATGGGGTCAGATCATTTCTGGAGAGCCACGCCATGAGAGATTACTCCTTCGCTAATAGTTCCATTCCATTGGTCCGCGCTGGTGTCGGCGGCAGCGGTTGCGGCCCATCGGCAACGTCGCAGATTAGATTGTTCCCCTCGATCCGCGCCGTGCGGAACTCCGTTACGCCGTACTGCTGCACCAGCGTCTGGAGATACTGCCGCCGCCGCTGCTCCACTACCGGAAGCTGCGCACGGGCCTGTTCCATGTCGAGCGTCAGCGCCCCGATTTGAGCGAGGACGTTCTTGCGTTCCTCTTCGATCTGCTGCGCCTGGTTGACTTCGTTCGGTTGTAGACTGAATGCCTTCTGCATAGATTCTCCCTTTCGTTTAAACGATGCTCGTGATAATACCGCCGCGAACCGTGACTGTCTTGCCATCCGTGGTCGTGAACGTAGTAGGCCCGGTGACCCCAGGAAAGCCAGTGCTTGGACCTGTTTTGATGCCAAAATCGCCACCGTAGACGTGATCGACGCACTGCACACCCTTCTGCCAGATGCCGCTCGAATCGCAGCACAAACTCCCGTTGACCTGAATCTGACTGGTCGCGTTCAGCGTGGCCGTGGTGGTGGTGCCCGTGATCGATGCCGATGGGCCGGAGATGTTCCCCGAAGCCGATACGGTTCCACAGGTCACATTCCCGCTGCCCGCATTGACGCTGCCGCAATTGATCACGCCGCTCCCGGCGCTGACCGAGGAACAGAAAACGGAGCCGAATTGCCCGGTGCCGCTACCAGCGTTGAGCGATGCGCACGTAATCCCGTAGGAATTCGTGGTAATGGGGCCAGTGCAATTGATCCCGGTGCCGCCTGTCAGCACCAGGCTGGTACCGCTGATGCTGGCAAGCGTGGATGATCCAGACACGCTCAGATTGCCGCTGAGACTTAGGGACACCAGCGAGAGGGTGCCGCGGATCGTTACATTCCCCACGTTGTCCACGTTGAAATTAAGCGTCCCTGACGCATCGCGCATGGTGAGGAAGGAGCCGCCGTTGGCTGCGCTGCCGCTGCCGAGATCGACATTGATCGCTCCGCTGGTGGGCGAGTACATCGTCAGTTCCCCCCACCACGAGCTACCGCCGTCGCCGCCTTTGCTGTCGCCGTTGAAGCTGACCAGCGCGGCCACCCGCCCCGAGTTGCCGCCGACGTTGTTCGGCCCCCGGAGAATGATGCCCCGGTTGATGATGGCGATTCCGTGATTCGGATTCGTCCCGGTGCGGTACAGCGTGACGCCGGGAAACTTGTAGTAGGTGGGATCGCCTGGACCATCGGTAACAAAGGCGTCGTAACCGAATTCGAGATGCATGGCGGCGTTGGTCGGGTTCGGGCTGGTGCCGCCAGGATTGTAGTTCTGCGCGTAATCGATAAAGAATTTGTTGATGTTGCGCATCTGGACCGTCGCGCCTTGCGGCACCGAGGCGTCCATCTTTGCCAACAAGCGCCAGTCGGTGAAGGATTGGCCGCCGTAAGCGAATTCGCGGAACCACGCCCCCTGAATCGTCAATTCGCTGCCGCTCTGGTTGCCGCTGGCCGCGTAGCCGATTCTTGCGCCGATGCGCCCAACCTCGATGCCCGTGTTGTCGCGGATCGAAATGTACGGGTAGCGGCTTCCGCTCATCTCGAAGCCGCCGACGATCACCGTGCCGTCCTGCTTGGCATAGAACGGCGCGTTAGTGGGGTTGTCGCCGCCGACGTAGAGTTCGCTGAACCATCCGCCATAGATCGAGTGCCCGCTTGGGTTGTCGGGCGTTCCCATGCCGTCCTGCTGCCCGATCCAGGCGCGCAGGGTGTTGAGATTGTTGTAGACGGCGATCTGTCCGTTGCTCTGCGCTCCGAAGGAGGCGTCGTAGCTTCCCGTACCGCCGCCGACCCGAAGGATGCTACCGACGTATATCTTTTTGGCGACAAACTGCAGCGCCTGGAAGTAACCGCTTGGATAGGTCGGCCACTGAAACTCCGTTGGATCCCACCAGCCCGAAGGGAGGCGCGACGGGATGATGTTCCCGGCGATGGGCGTAAAAGCAGGCGCGGTGTATTTGGGCGTCACCCCCGGCAGGATCGTGTTGCGGTGGTTCGTCATGTCGCGGCTGACGAAGTAGAAATCCCACGTACGCGCGGCTGGCGCTGGCTCCCATGCCGTAGTGAAGCTTGTCTCGTTCTTCTGGGCATCCCACCAGGTGGGATCCGCCGTCTGTCCGCTGATCACGCGCGCAATGCTCATCCCGCCGAAGGTATTGTCTGGCGGATTCGTCCAGCCGCTGATCTTGTGGCGCATCATGACGACGCCATCCGAGTTCAGCTGCTGCTCGGTCGTTACCGTGACGCCGCTTGCGCCGCCTATCGGTGTGTATTCCTGGCCCGTGCCGCCCAAGCCTGGCGGTCCTACATTCCAGGTCACGCGCGGAGTGCCCACCGAAGGGCTGTTAGGATCGTCGCTCGGCTTGCCGTTGAAGTCGACGCTGATCGCGTAGATCGTCCAGGCAGCGGCGATCTTGGGCCAGTCGATTACCTGCAGCATGGCACCCTGGACGTTGCCCGTAGCCTGCGCCATCAGTCGCGGCGATGTCTCCCCTGCCAACTTGGCCCGGTAGAAGAAGACGCCGCCGAATCGCGGCGACACCGGATTCGTCCAGGTGAGATCGGCTTCCTCAAACAGGGTTCCATCGGGCTGTGGATCGTAGCGGTTATTGGCGAGCGCCAACCCGGTGATGTAAGGCGCGGACGGTTGTCCCGCTGGCGGATAGGTCACATGGCAATCCACCATCGGCGTCAGGTCTTTGACGATGGTGTTGACGTTGCCGACGACATCCGTCGACCGGAAGTAGACGTAAAAGTGCGATGTGGCCGCGACGTAATTCATCGAGATCCACGTCGCCGGGCTGGTGTCCGACCCCGGAATGTCCGGCTTGTTCTGATCGAGGAACATCGCATCGGCCCGGCGGCCACCCTCATCGGGGTACTCATACGTGATCGTCACCCCGGCAAAGGGATTCAGGCCGGGCGGCAGCGGAATCGATGGATCGGGCGGCGTGAACGAGAACTGCAGCCGGAACACCGGGCCTGTCGGGTTCTCGAAATCAGTGATCACAATCGCGGTCGGATTCGTGATCAGCCAGGTGAACTCCTCGCCCGACACATACTTTCCGACCGCGGCGGGAATCGTCAGTTGAATATTCGGAGTTGCGTTTGGCTTGTTGGCCCTCACCAGAGTCGCGTTCGTGACGTTACCGAAGGCCTGCAGGTAGACGCGGATCTTTCGGTCCTTCGGCTTGCCGTTGATGATGATCACGGCAGGCGAAACGAAACTGTCGTTTTCCCGTATCGGCGTCCAGCGCCCCGATACCTGCGCGGTAGAGTTGAGCCTTGCGGTCCCGTCCATCGGAGCCTGCGCCAGTTCGCTGATGTCCGGGTCTTCCAAGAAGACCGCTACACCCTTAAAATTTTCAGCGGTGCTGCCAGCACCCGCAGTCCAGAAGACGGACACTTCGAACTGCCCATCGTAGATTTCGCGAACCTTCGACGTTGCTACATCGATGACGACGTCGGGCGCATCGGAAGGAATGAAAGTACCGCCGCCTGACGTGGTGCCCTTCTCGTAGATCCAGGTCCCTGCTGCCATAAACTATCCTGCCGTTACCCTTACCGTCTCCATGGGGCCAAGCGTGACCGAGTTGTTGCCGTCAAAGAGAAGCTCCCCGGCGGCGCAGAGCACGATTGCGTTATTGGGGCCGTTGTCGTTGGAAATATACAGCGTGCGGCCCTGGTAGCTGTACAGCGGCTGCAGCTGGATGGTGACGTCATTCGCGCTGGTATCGGCGCGGATGGTGTGATCCGTAGCGACCGAATCCCAAGGCCCGGCGTCTGGCCCGACGACGCGGACCGTGGGCGGCTGCCCGAAAATGTAAATCTCACGAAAGACGGCAAAGGCTTCATCGGTGAGGCGGTCCTGGTCGTCAACCAGGAAACCGCCGACCAGCGCCACGCGATCCGCCAGGTTGTCGACGCGCAGCCGCAACTCAAACGGATTCCCGGCGCGCGGGATGTCCGCATCGCTGGTCTCCGTGAAATAGTCCCAATCCGGCGCTTCCACAATGACGATTGAGGTCTGATCCGGGACCGTGTCCCATGGCGGCTGAATCAGGATGCGGATATTGCTGTTGCCCGTGGCGTAGCGGATTTGGCCGGCACCTGTGCCGCGGAGAATCCGCACCAGCCGCCCGGCCTCCTGGTTGACGGCCAGGCCAGCGGATCCGAACTGTACGCGCGCGACCGAGTTGTCCCACATCGAATCCTCGACCCAGTCGGGCGCGGCGGCCGTCGCGATGGAGCGCACCACCAGGACGTCGCCTTCCTGCACCGAATCGGCGGGATCCGCGCGCACACAATCCGGCGTAACCGTGAGCGTGCCCGTTGCCGGATCGAAGGCCGTAATCTTGAAATTCCAGAGCGGCGCGGATCCGTCCGAAGCGTCGGCCACGGCGCTTACGATGCGGTTGATCCAGTTGTCGGTCGCCCCGATGAAGTCGTTGCACTGGATCTGGTTGGGCGCGGTTACCCCCGTAATCAGCAGGCCCGCGATGCCAGAGTGCCAGACGTGCTTGGCGGCGATCCGCACGCGCCTGGCGGCGGCCTCGGGTAGCTCCTGCGTCATGGGCGAGATGGGGCCAGAGAAGGTAACCGATCCCGGCAGCGCGGCCTCGATGCTGGTCTGTTTTGCGATGCGGCGGCGGTCGGTGCCCACGTAAAGATCCCATCCCGACCAGGTCCCGCTTGCTGGCGACGTGGCGATGGTCAGCTTGCGCGCCGTCGTGCCAGCCGGGATCCAAGCGGCAAAGAGATTCGAGGGCACGGTCGGCTGGCCGCTGGCGTCGTGCTGCGTGAGCGCGGCGTACACCGTAACCGGACCATCGATACTGCCGCCAGCGCCCACCGTCACGCCCGTAATGCGCGGCTGCACCTGGGCGGCGAAGCGGTTGATTACCATTTCCCCGCCGACCCAAAGCGCTGGCGCCCACACGCCCTCGCGGGTAATGTTGTAATCCTGCCAGAGATCGAAGGTGCGCTCATTGGGATCCGGGTAAAGCGGATCCCCTGCGAATGGCGCGACGTGATTCGGCATCCAGGCGAGGCCGTTCGGCGATTCCAGAAGCTCGGGCGGCACCGCAGGCGCGGGCACGTCGTCGGGTTTGGGGCCGACCGTCAGATCGTACATGGAATCCGCCGACGCTACGGTCTGGATATCGATCGAATAATCGGGGTTAAGCATCCAGCCCACGACCCGGCCCTCGACGCGCCCGGCCGGCAGCCAATCGTGATCCAGACTGATCACGTCGCCGACCATGGTTTGCATTCCAAGCAGCGTCGTGCGGTAGCGCAGATTGCGCGCGTTGCGCATCTCGGTAATCCCGACGCCGCCCAACTCCTCGCGCAACCTGGTTGTGATCACCCGCGCGCACTGGCTCTTATTCGAGATCCCGACGAAGCTCATGCTGGAGGAAAGGTATTGCGGGGAACCGTCGCCGCCGACGTACGTCGCGTGATCGATATCGTAGATCGTCACCGTGTTGAGCGCCCACTCGAATTCCTCATCGCCGAACTGGCCCGACAGCCAGTTGAAGCGCGGCTCCAGAGGCGCGGCTTCCAAGCTTTTGTAGAGAATCGTCGCGCGTGTGTAGGCGTTGCCCGCCAGCACGCTCGAATTGATGCGAATGCCGATCCACAGTTTGCCGTTGACGAAGGTGAAGTAACCGAGGCAGCAGTTGAGAGTCTCCTGCAGCCAATCCTTGAGCGGCTTCTTCTCCTTGAACACGCCGCGAAAGGGAAACTGGCGCTCCTGCCCGGTCCCGACCAGCTTGTTGACCATGGTGTCGCAGAGCGCGGCCATGGCGATGGCCTGGTTGACATCGAAGTACTTCTCCATCTCCGAAGCCGGAACCATGGATGCATTCGAGGGAATCACGCGCAGCCCGAGGGCGCGCAGGTAGATGTTTACCGCGACCCAAACGCAATTCGCCAGGCCCACCGTGTACACGCGCGCGCCTGGCGCGGTCCAGGTCCATCCCGAGATCCCCTGGTCGACGGTAACGGTCATCTGCCGATCCGCGACCGCCGACAATTGCAGGCCTTTTTCATCGGTGCGGCGGATTTCGGCGAAGGCGAGGCCTGCGGCATACGTGGCATTCGCCGGGACCGTATTCCACGGAGCCTGATCCAAGCCGAAGAAATCCGAATCGCCTGCCGGATCGTTACCCAGGATGCCGCGCCAGCCGCCGCCGTGAAGCGGATCGTGGGGCGGCTGGTTGTCCAGCGTCTGCCGGATCAGGTTGGGATCGTACGCGCCGAGGGGACCTTCGCCGACGATGCCGAGGGCGGAATAGAAGTCGCTCTCATCGCGGCCCGCCGCGACGTCGCAGGTAACCTTCATCGGCGTGTCGGTGTACACCTCCTGCACCGGGCGGTCGTAGATCGAATCCTCCGCAATAGAGACGCTGGTCATGGTGGACCGCCCGAAGCCGAGGACGCCAGTGCTGTTGTCCTTGATCCGCACGGTCTGCGGCAGCGCCACGACCCCGCCGAAGCTCTTGGGCACGCCGCGCGCCGCGCAGGCGTCGTAAGATTTCGGGCAATCCGGCAGGATCGACGTCGATGGGCAGAAGCGGCCCTTGTAGACCTTCCAGCACGTCCTGGCCAGCTGGCGCACCGGGTAGCCGAGGGTAAGCTCGAAGACGCCATCGCTGGCCGGAAGCTGAAAGATGCCGTCGCTGGTCAGCGTCCAAGGCCGGGCGTACCCCGCCCACAGCGCGATCAGGTAGCCCGTGTTCACGTGAAACAGCGTGAACTGAATCAAGGCGCGGTAGAGGTTGACCTGGTTGCCGTAGCTTGTGAAGACGCCATCGGCATTGCCGAAGGTGAAGGATCCGCTGTCGCTGGCTTCGCCAAGGGTCTGCGCGATCCCGTTCCACTGCATGAGGCGCGGCAGGTAGAGCACCCCGTCCACGGTGCAGCGCTGATTCGCCAGGTAGATCGCGGCGCTGCCGTCGCGCGGCGTGATCGTCACCAGCGGGATGATGCGCTGCACCTGGCTCTGCAGTGCCGTGGTAAGCGCCGAATCGGGGAAGCGGTTTACCGTGGCTACCGATGTGTAGCCCGGCGTCCCCGTTGGGACCTCCAGCAGCGTGATGCCGGGATCGGAGGCCAGCAGGCCGACCAGCTGGTTGAGCGTGAGATTCGGATTCTCGTACCTCGCCGTGACGGTCAGCGGTCCATCCGGCTGCTGGTGGGTGTAGGGAAATTGCGCGTAGGTGCCCTGCGCCTGCGTCCAGTGCGATTTCAGCGCGTCGTATTCCTGGCAGGCCAGACGGTCGCGCGTCACCCGGAAGCGCCGCGCGCCGCTGCCGAGAAGGTAGCGCTGCTCGGTCTTCAACCCAGGTTGATCGAAGGTGTGGGTCGCAATCGGAGGTTGGAAATCGTAGCCTGTGCCGTATTCCCCCGAGAACGGAAACGCGCCAATCACGGGCGGATCCGGGATGGGAACCGGACCAAGGGAATCCGCCATCAGGCCACCTCGCGGACAGCGACAGAAACGGAAGAACGGCCAAGCGTGATCTGGTCGCTCCAGCCGCCGTCGAATACCACCACATAGCGCCCGAAGGTGCTCGATCCGGTCGGGT